CCCGGGCGTATCGCTTCGCCCGGTACTTCCGCAGCGTGCGGAACTGCCTTCGCAGGTCGGCCCGCTCCCACCGCTCGCCGTCGCGGACCCAGCCCTTGCCCTTGCGTTTCCACTGCGGCACGAGCCATTGCAACTGGCCCACCTCGCCGCCGTATTCGTGCGTCGCCGGCACCCCCGCCGGCACCTTGTTTCCGCGGTCGTCGAACCCGACCGTGCCGAACAGTGTCGGCCCGATAACGGCCGACCCGTTACCATTAGCCCCGTCCGGGTCGTACCACGAAAACACGTTGTCCCTAATGCCGCCCTCGTGGGCCGACGGCGGCGTGCCCGGCGGGGCGGTCTTCTTCCGCCGCCGCATTGACCGCTTCGCCGCCAGTTTCACCAGCGACCCCGCGTAGCCGAGTCGCCGGGCCTTCATTGCGCCGGCACGCTGCAACACCGCGTCGCGGTCAAAGAATGCTTTCTTTGCCTGCCCGAGTCGCGTCTCGAACGCGGACGACACGCCCGGCCGCATGGCCAGGGCTTGCCGTGACACCACGTTCAGACTGCCGCGGGCACTCACCCTGTTATCTCCGTGCAAACGAGTTCGATATAGCCTTGGAACGTCTTCGCTTCTCGCAGGGCGTCCGGGTCGTACAGCACGGCAATCGTGCATGTATCCGGCCGCAACGTTCCGAGCCGATATTCACCGCCGGCCTGGGCCGACGACCGTGTAACATCGTCGTTCAACAGGTTGAAGATTGTGTGGACGTATTCCACGAGTTCATCGACCCAGGCCAGCGGAGGCTCGCCCACCGCGCACCATTGCTCGCAGTAGTGGATTTCAAACGTGTACGAGGTCTCTTGCGTCTCCCGGTCGAGGTTCGCCGCCTGCCCAAACAAGTTCGGCACGACGTACACTTGCCGGCCCCGCGGCACGACCGACCGCGGCGATTCCGCCAGCGTCGGCGTCCATGCCCGCTGCACCGCGTTCGGGGCGACGGGCGATGTATTGTCGGCCAGCAGCGTGACGATCAGGTCCGCAGCTTCGATGACGCGGGCGGCCATTACGGCACCTCCCGCGTATGCACCCGGAACCGCGTCCGGGTGTTATCGCTGAACCGCCACGCCGGACCGTCGCCGACCGGCAAAACTTCGAGGTTCGTCACCGTGCCGTTAATCGTCAGTTGCAGTCGGTCGTTCGTCTTCGGCTCCGTCGCCTCGCCGGCGAGGATCAGGCCGGATACCGGTATCAGCACGTCCGGCGTGCCGCTTTCGACTCTGCCCGCCAATCCGACTTGATCCATGCCCACGTCCGTACTGCCGAGCCACACGGTCAAAGTGACGCTGTTCACGCCGCGGGTATAAACGCACTCGATCCCCGCGGCCGTCCCCAGCCGGGAATTCAAGAACGCTTGTCCGCTTGCGAGCAGCCCCACAACGCCCCCTTAGAACAGCAGATAACATTCGAGCTTCCGGGCCGCCGTGCTGTCCGAGTGCGACAGCTTCACTTTCTTCACCGACTCCGAACCGAACGGGTTCGTTCCGGTGCCGCCGTAGATCCATCCGTCGGACTCGCCCGCGGTCAATTCCCACGTTGCGGCCGTAATGGCCACCGTTGCGTTGAACCAGACGATGTAACCGATTACCGGCGAATACACGCCAACGCCTTGGCATGCCGTCCCGGTAAACACCAATTCCACGACGGTCGGCACCATCACCGTGACGGCCGCATTCAAAACCGGCAGCACCGCACCCGTAGCACCCGTGAACGGCACCGATGTTCCCGACACGGTGCCGACCGACGGGATAACGGTCAGCCCGCCGGAGTGGTAAACGTGCAACTCGGCACCGGTCGTAACCCCGTGACTCGCCGCCAGCGTCAGCGTCCCCGCCGTGTCCGACGTGCGGGTCGATAGCGTCCCCGTCTTCGCCGCCGCCAGCGTCGGCGAGATCGTGACGGGGGTCGTGCCGGAGACTGACGCGACGGTAATCCGCCGCGTATAGTCCCCGACCATGACCGTCTTCACTTCGCTCGCCGTGGCGGCCATGCGATTACTGCTCCGCCGTCAGCATGCGGAGGGCGTCGATGTACACCGGCCCGGCCGTCGCCGTGCCGCTCGTCTTCTCCAAGTGGGCGAGAAGGCCAATCGGGCCGGTGCCGGCATCGAGCTTGAACACGGACGACGGCAGCACGTTCGCCCCATCGACGTAAAGCTGGATGTCCGCCGGATCACGCATATCGATCCAGAATTCCATCCGGTTGGACACCGCAGAACCGGCCGTAATGTTGGCCGTGGTGTCCGTCGCCGTAACGGTCGTCGTGCCGTCCTTCGACTGGGCGAACACGTCCAACGCACCGCCGTCAACGTGGAACAGGACGTGTTCCGTAATCGCGTCCGCGTCGGTCGTGCTGGTGCCGTTGGCGACGCCGATGTTGAAGTCAACGTCGGACGTGCTGCCGTTGGCACCGAGGCGAACGACCGCTTGTACGATGCCGTTCGCGGCAATCGCCCGGCGGTCCACGCTCAGAAGGTCAACGCATTGGGCTTCGTTGGTCGCGGTCAGCACGAGTCCAGCCGATCCGCCGTAATTCCGCGGCAGGCCAAACCCGCCAGCGGCCGACGTGCCGGTTGCAACCGACAAGGCACCGTCTTTGAGGGCGTCAATCGTCCACCGCGGCTGCACGTTCAGGTTCACGACGCAAGTCGTGTCCGTGCTGGCCGCGGATTCGGTGAACGTCCCGACAAAGAAGTCTTTGTCGTTGACGGCCTTGTAGGTGATCGCGTTGGCCGAGTGGTCCCAATAAGCCGGCATCCCCGGCAGGGCCACGAACCCGGACGTTTTGGTCATCGTGTGATGACCCTCGTCCGTGAAATTCACGGCGTCGTTGGCGGCGGCGGCGGCCAGCCCGGTCTTCACCGCGGCCCGCCCGTTCGGCAGTTGCCAGACTTCGCCCGACGCCACCGCGGCTGCGGCGACAAGGCGATAGTCACATTCGTCTCGGAGATAAGTCGCGTCGGCCATGTCTACTGCTCCCGGGTGTGGTCGGACTTGCCGACGCGGTTACTTTTTGGCTTGTGCCGACGCCGCTTTCGGCGGCGTGATGTCTTTGCACTGGCCCAGCCGGAGCATGCTTTCGAGGCACCCCGCGGGCAGGTCGGAGGCGTCTACTTCGTCCCCGGCCTTGTAGGGGACGCCTTCGACCGTAATCGTCATCTGGAACTGAATCCGCTTCATCGGCCGGCCTCGCGGGGTGTAATCGAAGTCTCTTAGGCGGTCGTTTTCCGCAGGCCGCGCCAGTCCATCGGGGCCGCCCCGATGTCGAGGCACACGTCGAACTGCACGCCGTACATGCCGCCGTCGAGAACCTTGCTCCGCACTTGCGGGGCGCGGCCCGTACCGCGGAGGTAAGCGACTTCGATGGTGTTCGCGGCGGCGGCGGCCATGTACCACGTCGTCGCGGAACCGCCGTAAGTCGTGCCGGTGTCCGGGTGGATAACGCCGTTTTCGAGGCGGGCTTCGACGACGATTTGAAGGTTTTCGTCGGCCAGAGTGTTCGTGGCTCCGCGTTCCGTCACGCTGCCTGCGGTCCCGGCAATGACGATCTGCGTCGAATTGACCAGTTCTTTCGCAGTCCACTTGAGCGACCACGGCACGATCAAGTGCGTCGGCACAAGGTTCAGGTTGACGCTGTTTTCCCGGAGCAGGCCGATGGCCGCGATTGCCGCCTTCAGCGTGCCCGAGGCCAGGGCCGAAGACGACCCGAGGTTGCCGTCCGTCGCGTTGAACAGTGCCCGCGACGTGGCGTTCAGCGTCGGGTTGGCGAGGATGATCCCGTAGACGAGGTCGGGCCGCAGCCGGGCACACTTCGCAGCCATGTCGCTCGGCATCGTAGCCAAGGCGTTCATCGAGTCGTCGATGATGTCCTGTTCATCGACGACGAACTGTTCTGCGAAGCGGGAGATCTTGTAGCTTTCCAGCTTGTCGCCGCGGGTGGCGTGGTCGGCCTCTCCGCCCCGGGGCAACTTCTTCATCGTGCCGCCGAGCGTTTCCAGCCGGATACGCTCTTGCGTTTTGAAGTCGCTGACATCGGTCGTCCGGGTCCAGCCCAGCGTCGTGTCGCCAGCTTCGAGGTAGCCGGCCAGCATCATCGCGTTGACGCTAGTTGTGAAAATGCTCGTCAGCGTGCCGCCGCTGAACGCGGCCTTGATCAGTTCGTGACGGTCGTGCGGCACATCGCGGCCGTCGAGTTGCACCGCGGCCCGGCAGATATCGACAAGGCTCAACTGCGAGAACCGGTGCGCCTTTTCCATGACCGCGTTGCGGCCCGCGTCGTTGATGCCGGCCCGGAGGAATGCGGGCAGTTTCGCCCCCACGGCTTCCATCGTGCCGTAGGACTTGTGATCCAGCTTTCCGCCGGCCCGGAGAATCGCCGCGGCCTGCAAGGCTTCGAGGCTCGGGCTGTTGTCCCGGGTGATCAGGGTCGGATTGAAGTTCGCCCCGATGGACGGGGACGGCAGCGACGCCTTCAGGGCCGCGTTCTCGGCCTTCAGCACGTCCCAGCCTTCGGCAATCGCTTGGGCACGGATCGCCGGGTGGCCGGCGGTCACGGCGTTGATCGCTTCGACGCGGGCGGCCTCTTCGGCCAGCAGCTTTCGCGTCAGAGAGATTTGCTCTTGCGCCGCGGCCTTGGCCAGGTCGGCGGCGGTGGGGGCGTTCGCCGCGGCGACAGCTTCCCCGGCGGTCAAAATCGTCTCGTTCATGGATGCACTCCGCACGGGGACAGGGCCGTTAGCCCGGGTCGTTTGTTGACGCTGCCGCTTCCGGGCTTCCCCGGACAATTCCGCCAGCACCGAGTCGAAAGATTTGATTCCGTCAATCAGGCCGAGTGACAGTGCCTCGTCGGCACCGAACACGCCGCCCGTCTTGACCGTTTCGAGTTGCTTCGCCGTCATGCCGCGGCCGGCACGGACCCCCGCGTCGAACGACTTCTGAGCGTCCGCCACAATGCCGCGGTAGTAGTCCTGTTGCTCTTCGGTCAGCGGGGCACCCGGCGTGCCCGCGCCCTTCAGCGGCCCGGTGCCGAATACGAACGTCTTTACGCCGCTCTCTTCGGCCGCGGCCGACACGTCGTACACCACGGCCAGCGTGCCGATGCTGCCGATCAGTGCCGTACGATCGTTGGCAAAGACCTTGTCGGCTTGGGACGCGACCCAATACGCGGCCGAGGCCCCGAGGTCCGCGACATAAGACCACACCGGCTTTTTCGCGGACGCCGCACGCACGTCGGCCGCAAGGTCCGCAGTCCCCGCGACGGTGCCGCCGGGAGAATCGACCATCAGCAGAATCGCCCCGACTTCCGGGTCGTTCGCCGCGTTCCGCAAGTCCCGCCGCACTTGCACGGTCGAAGTCGAAGACCCGTCGGAGGACTGCGACTTCATCAGCGTTCCGGCAAGTTGCACGACCGCAATACGCTGGCCGTTGGCACCCGCCAATACTTCGGCCTTCGACTCGATCTTCGGAGCCGGGCCGGCTTGAACGTGGGCATGGAACGTCGGGGACTTCGCCATAGCGGCGAGCCGCGAGCCCGCGCCCGGTTCAATCGCCCAGACCCCGTGCCAGTCGGCCAGCCGGCCGAACACCGGCACCGTCACGGCCTGCAACTCGTCAGACATTGGCGGCCTCCGTTCCGGCCACCGCGGCCCGCGAATCTTCGAGGTTCTGCGGCACACCGTCGCCCGGCGGGGCCGGCGTATTCATGCCGGCCAGCCACGCCGGCAGCGGCAAGCCCGCGGCCAAATACTTTTCCATCGTCCGCTTGCGGGCCGCTATTAGGGCGTCTTCGGTCGTGTTGTGCCGGGCCGCGATTGCGGGCAGGCTGTCCGTGCCGTTCTCGAGGTCCGTCCGTTCGCCGACGGCTTCCTTGACGGGATCAATCGACGGTTTGGCGTCGTAATGCCACGAGTGCCGCAGCTCCCACCACCGGCCTTCGTACTTCACCAGGGCCGGAATTACGAATTTGGCAAACTCGCACCAGCGATAGAAGACGCGGTTAAAGATCTTGGCTTCGAGGGCCTGCCGCTCAATATCGCGGTCGGCCCAGTACGGCCCGTCGTCCATGCGGCCGGACGAGAAGTTGTATTGCGAGTGGTCGCCCAGCATCTTCCCGCGGGGCATCCCGCGGCACCGGCCGGCCTCGCAGAGCTTGGCCCGGACGAACAGGTCGTAATTGGTCGTGGGCTGTTCAGGCTTGAACTGCGATACCTTCCCGCCGTCGGGGACCGTAACCAGCATCCCGCGGGCAAACTCGACGCGGTCGAACAGGTTCAGCGACGGAGCCGGGTCGCCGTTCGGCAGCGTGAGGTTCGGCAGTTCCAAAACACCGGCCAGCATCGACGCGACTTCGGCCGCGGTGAGTGTCGCCGAAGTGAAACGCCGGAGTTGCGCGAACACCGGGAGCGATGCCTGCCAAGGGCAGATGCCCCGCAACTGGTTCACCCTGTCCGGGATATACCAGTGCAGCACGTCATCCGCGCCGACCGTATCGGCCTGCCAGTTCGCCGTCCCGATCCGCAAGTCGCCCGGGTCCGACCGCAGAATCTTGTACGCGGAGACTTCGCCGTCTTCGTCGCAGATAACCCCGTCGTCCCCGTTCTTCGAGAACAGGTACGACGATAACGGGTCCGCGATTTGCGCTCCGTCGAGCAGGCGGATATCGAGCGTAATGGGCAATCCCATCCGCTCCAGCCGCTTGGAATTGCGGAAGATGCCGAAGCACTCGCCGCCGATCTCCCGCACGCCCGCCATGACGCGGGAAGTCAGTGCCCAGTCCGACGCGGCCGCCCACAATCGCCAGAGGTCTTCGACGTTGTCGTTCAGGGCCGCGTCTTCGGTCTCCAGTTGCAGCCTCGCCCCGGTCCCGACCGTATCGTTGACAATCGCCCGTACGGCACCCTGCATGTAGCAGTTGTTGGCAAACTCGTACCACGCCCTGTCCCGCAGCGTTTTTCGCGTGCCTGGCGTATTCGTGGCGAACGCCGATAACCCGTCGGCATCCTTCCAATAGTCCCGGTTGAATTCGTCGGTCCGGGCCGCGTCGTACTTCGCCCCCAGCCGTGGCGCGCCGTCGGCCTTCGGCGTTGCGCCGTAGACGGGGCAGGCCACGGTATAGGCCGGGGCGGCGGGCATTACGACCCGCCTTTCGGGACGTACCGAGCCGGCCGCAACCCGTTCCATCCCGACCGCTGCCCGCCCTTACTGTTCGTCTCGCCGCCGGCTGCCTTCGCGGCCAGATATTTGTCCGCTTCGATCAGTTTGGAAATGTCCACCGCGTCCACGGACTGCCCATCGACAGAGGCGGATTGCACCCCGTCCGACGCGACCGTTTCGATAGTATCCGAGATGTCCGGCAAAGCAGAGCCCCCGGTTATCGCAGTATTGTGCGATAACCGGGGGCGTGTTGTAAAGCGTCCGGAGCGGTGTCTTAGGAATACTGGTCTAATGCTAGACTAGTATTTTCCGGGACGGCGGCGCGGGGCGAGTGCGGGACGATCTTCTCTTCCGTTTTGACGAGGCACCCGCACGCACTGCACCGGCGGTATCGGATGGTTTTCCCGGCGACGTAGAAGGTCTTTCGGGCTTCCAGCAGTCGGACGCCGCGGCAGTCCGGGCAAACCATCCCCCGCAGCGGCGAACTCATTGGCCCATCCTGTTCACGGGTGCGGATTTCGCCTTGAGTTTCTGCAACTCAGCCGCGGTCATCGTCGGACGCTTCGGCACGACCGGTGCCCCCGATGCGTGCCACGTCAACCCCTCCACCGACGCGGCTACGGCTGTGCCAACCAAGCAGTCCCACAGGTGGTTATCCGGCCGGTCCGGGCGATTCAGCCACTTATCGAACGTGTCGCCCCGCAACGTAATCGGCTCGGAATACTCCGCGGCGCAATGCTCCGATATCATCGGGTGGGCCGCGGCCGAACTGCCGAACAGACTCAAACACCCGCCGCCGCCGGGTGGGGTTAGCAACCGCTCGTGCGTGAACGACTTCCAGGCGTCCGGGTCGAACTGCACGGACCGGCCTTTCCCGTCGTCGCCCGCCGTCAGTCGCCAGTGATACCCGCTCCGCTCGCCGGGCCGGGCCTTCCATTTCGCCACGCCGAGGGCGGTCGTGCTGCGGCCGACCCCTTTCGAAGGCAACACCGTGGCTTTCCATTCTGTCTGACGGCAGAACTGGTAGACGGCCGCCGTGTTCCACCCCGCGTCGATCAGGCACCGGTCAATACGGTGTTGACCGCCGGTGCCCGACTTATAGTACACCCGCGACAGGATATCGTTCGTCAAGTCCCGCAGACCGGCGAACACCAGTTGCGACTCGTTAAATCCAGGGTATTTGTCGGCCAGACTCGGCCGGGCGTCGTTCGCCGCAAACACGCTGCGGTTCTGCCGCGGCCACGAACCGTAATCCACGACGGCACCGCCGAACCGCTCATCCCACGCGGTCACGCAATACCACAGCACCGATCCGCCCACGTCGATAAACGCGACAAGCCGGCTCGTCTCGTACGGCACCTCATACCGAGGAATCCCGCTCAGCTTGCCCGCGACCACGTCCGCCGACAACTCTTTCGCCCCGGCCGCATGGTCCCCCGCGTCCGGCTCGCACTGATACTCCGCCCGGAACCCGCGGGGGTTGTCCAGGTGGAGATTCATTGCCGACTGAATGCCGCTCAACTCGTCCGGCTTCTTCCGCTCCGGCCAAGTCGCCACCGCCCCCGCGTCCATTTCCGCCCGGTTGGCCTCGTAGAACTCGTTTGCGGTCGCGCCCTCGGTGCCGTCGCGGAAGCTGTTGCGCCGCAGGTCCGCGTAGGTGTCCCACAGATCCAGCTTCGTCGGGAACGATGCCAGCATCTTCGTGCGAACACCCTGCCACTCCGGGTGCTTCTCCGGCGACAGGAACCGCTCCGCAAGGTCGTTAACGTAGATCGGCGTGCAGAGGTTGAACGCGGCGATACTCACCGTCGGCCCGGCGAGGCCGAGGATGTCGTCCGCAATAATCGCTTCCCGGTCGGCCGTCTGTGTTGGCGACTTGGCGGACTCCCGCGTCTGTGCGTCGTCGATGACCACGAGGTCGGGACGCATCGGCATCCCGTCCGGGCCGAGGACGTTCATCCCGCGGACGCTGCCGGTCAGACCGGCCACCTGAACCGCCGCCCCACTGCACGGGGCACCCGGGACGGTCGGCAATACCAGCCCTTCCGCGGTCCACTCAATCCTTGTCGGCTGCCCGTCAAGTGTCTGCCCCTTCGCCCGATTGTGGATTCGCTCTAATCTGCGAACCGGGTAACACGCCTCGGGGAAGTCGGCAAGCAACAGGTCGTTGGTTTCTAACTCCGCTTGCATCCGCTTGAGGGCACGGGCGGCGTGCTTCTCGGTCGCACCGATGAACACAACGAACCGACGATGCCCGTACAAAAGTGCCCGCAGAGTCTCCACCTCGGCGAGCGTCGTCTTGCCGGAACCCCGCGGCATGGCACAAGCGAACCGGCCGCCGTTGTGCGTACACCGCTGCATCCGCTCCATAGCGGTACGGTGGGCATCGGAAAAAGGAAGCGGGAACCGGTTAGGGAAATAGGTCCGGGCGAATGTCTCAAGGCTGTCAAGGCCGGACAATTTGCGGGCCGGATCGGCCACCTCAGGCAGCGGCCCTATCTCCCGGCCAGCAGCGGACCGTTCCCGGGACAACTCAGCCTGAGAGTCCTTGAAAGCGTCGTAAGCGGGGCCAGTGGTCTTTCTAGGGATACTTCACCAATCTGATAGAGAAACTAACTCTGTCTCCAAAATCTGC